AGGAAGAATTCAGGAACGGTTTTGGGTGCGGGATCATTTTACTTATTTACCGCCCCCCCACCAATTCTGATCTCCTCTTCCGGCCATCCATCCAAACCGATTCGCGGTTTAGGCTTGAACCCCATGTCATCAAGCGTCTTGAGATAGTGGCATTCCTTACAGAGCATTTGGAGGTTGGTCGGATCGTTATCTCCACCCTTTGACAAGGGCATGATGTGATCCAACTCCTCTCCTAGCCTGACAATTCCTTTGGCTTGGCAATGCGTACATAGCGGAGACTCCATCATTCTCAGATGACGAACTTTCTGAAGCCGCCAACCGCTTATGCGTTTAGAGATGATAAAACCTCCGCAAAGATAGTGGCCAACTTATGCGTATGCGCTCTTGACGATTGCATTCTAGATCACTTCTAGGCAACTCTGCAACTGTTTTCTACCACTATTTACATAATATTTTAATGTATGCAGATTGATGTCCAAGGTTTTGCATACTTTAGTTGGCGATGTGTTCTCAACATAGAACCATTTTATTGCAATCCTGTTGACATTAGATAGGTGACGCATTGTCCTCTCCAAGAGTTCAGCATCAGGCAAGTCCAAGGCAAAGCTGTTTGGATTGCCATTCCAGACCTCTGTAGGGCGATACCACCTGAACATCGGATGTACTGAGCCATAGCCCCTACGAGGGCGAACATACACAGACCAATTCTTTAGTCTTGCATCAATTTTATGCTCACCCTCTTGCAGGGCAAAGAAGTCAACATAATCCATCTTCAGCCTATTGTTTCCAATGATTGGCAAATGCTTTCAGCGGATAGAACACCAAAGAGTTCCTGTATCCACCTTCAACTATTGGATGGATTGGGGTAACTCCATGGACATTACGCCATGCAGGATACACCAACATTGAATTGTCCCTGCTGTCAACAGTTGCCCCATAGTCAGGCACAGTCGTATTGCCGCCTCTAGCGTTCTTCTTCTTGGCAATAATCACATTGACGCATCCTTCTAAGTTTGCCGCATCTCGGTGAAAGGGTGCGGAGATATTGAAGTTGCTGATACTGGATGTGAACAATTCACCGAAGCGGAATTCAGGCGGGACTTGTTCTGTGATGATTCTTTTCTGTGTTTCATAAAGCTCAGGAGCGATCTCTTGCATGAGCTTCTCTGATCCTTTGCATAGCAATAGCATGGCCTTAACAAATGTCTGCGCTGATTTAACTTGATGTACGCTAGAGATCGCAGGATACACCCTCTTCATATGTGGCTTGGGTGCTATTGATCCAAGGATTGTGCTGTATTGCCGGATGACATGGTACTTGTTCTTGCCATTCTCATCTTGACCCATTGGCTTCTTCCTGTCCATGAAAGACTTTGGCACTCTGTCAGAAAGGAACTCAGCATTGGCAACATCAGCAAGCTGTTGAACGCGCCCTGTCATCTCCTTGATGTAAAAGCCAACGATCTTATCGTCTGACAGGAATATTGTGTCCTCTGTGACATTCGGTTCAATATCACCGCATACATCGCCTATCTTTATGCTGTGCTTGAGTTGTTTGAGTTCTAAGTAGTTCATAGCTGTTCCTTCACAACATTCTTGACCATTTGAATCTCTGTGTACTTTGATTTCCTGTTGTCATTGATAGAAAAAATGTCAGGATATAACTTGCAGAGCATCAGCGATGCTTGCCTCTCAAGGCTTGCTCTATCTGCGATCTCTTGCATACCGCCCTTGTTTGTGTAATTGTTTGTAAGGCACGATATGAAATTGAAACGCGCAATGTTCCCCATATGCTTAAAGAACTTAACGCTCCTCTCGTAGTCTGTCTTTGTTTTCAATTGGCAAAGAACGCGATGATCTTTTGTTGATTTGAATCCAAAAAGATTAGCAACAATGTATGTTGCACCTATATCTATAGTCTTGCTCATAAAAAATTTGTTTGAGCTTGGATAGACACCAAAAGAATTGATTTTTTTATTATTGCAATAATTTGTTATGAACCCAAAGAGCTTCTTCAAATCCTTTGTCATCAAAGACTGTATTTGCTTGATGTCATCCTCAATCACAATAACAAAGACTCCTACATCAAAATAATTTTGGATGTAATTAAATTTATCAGTTGCGTTATCTGTTTCGCACAGAACAAGGTTGTAGTCAGGGCAAATCTTCTTGTACAGCGACATATCCTGTTCATCGCTTATGAATAAATAAATATCTTTCTTGTCAAAGTCAGATAGCAAACTCAAAGTAAGTTTGTTTATTGAATCTGATCTCCTATGAGTTGGTATTGCAATCTTCATATCAAATCCGTCATGTTGTTAACAACAGAAATGTATTTGCTGTTGTATTTGCAAACCCTAAGACCTTCTGCGATGGCAAACTTGATTACATCTTGGCCATACTTATCTGAAATTATTTTTGCCTGTGAATAACTTTGTTCGTATGCAAGCAAACTAAAAAAAGCCTTACCTGCATCTGTCAGATAGCTTCCGAAAATGCCTTTGTAGTTCGGATCGATGCAGAATAATTTATTGTCTTGAACAAGAATGTTGGTTGTTGAAAGATCGCCATGGAAGAAAGATGATTCATGTTCCTCTAATCCATCAATGATGGTCTGCACTTTGGCTGTAGCGTATTGGATGCTTGGCAAATTCCGTTTGTAGCTGTCAAAAGAATAATTTTTGATTGATTTATTCTTGTACGACTCAATCAAATCAATAATTTCATGCGCTATTGGCTTCTTATGCTCTTTGACTCTTTCAAGAATGATCATCTCATCGTTGCAAAATAAAATTTTCGGTGTCTGAACGATGCCATTTGCCGCCTTATACCAAGCGTATTCCAATTCTGCATTCACAGTTTTTTTGATTACTGTGCTTTCTGTGAAGATTAGCTTATTTTTTGTGAATGGACTCAAAAGGCTTGAAAATTCAGCGTCTTGGCTAACAGTCATGTCATCAATGTAGAGCGCGCCATATTCTTTGTTGAAAGAAATGCAATCATGCGGAACATTGTGCAAATTGAGCCAAGTTTGGATATCTTTATGATATTTTTCAATCTTTTGGCTCTCTGACAAACCGAATCTTGAGCCACGCGCTGTAACAACTTTGATTGTTGGATTGATTGTGCTTTTCAAATCCTGCAAGCGTTTTATTAACGCAAGATTAGGCATTCTGTCCATGATGCGCGTATTTCCAATTGCCAATGTCCCATCAAAATCAACAACAACGATCATAGTGCCTCGTAATAATCTTCCACATCACCTAATTTGATGAATGTGTTTTCTTGGATAACTTTCGCGCCAATCATTCCTGATGCCAAACTATTTTCATCTCTCATGTTTGCTAATAACTTAGACATGGATTTGACGAAATAAATTCCACTACATTTATTTTTTGAAATGCTGTCTTTTTCATTTACAGCAATCAATCTTGAATCTTCAATCAAAATTGAGCCGTATTTAGGCTTTTCGCTGTTGAAGAAAAATAGTGTGTCGCCATCAAAATTCAATTCTGGCAAGCCGAAAGGGATAATGTCACAGTCAACTATCAAACAATCTTGCTCATGCGCTATTTCTGTCAGCGTATCTTTCCTGCTATTTGTTTTTTTGTCACCGAGAAAATTTGCGTATGGGAAAATTTTGAAGATATGCTCAATGATGCGTTTTTCTCTGTAATAAATAAATTGTTTATCAACAGGACTGATTTCTTTCATCCTTGTTCCAGAGCCGCCAATAGTTACAAAGATTTTCATTTCAAACTTTGTCTTTTTGTTTTCTCAGGAAATCTAAGATCATGTATCCGACATAAGCGTTCTGACCGCGCCAATATTTAACCAGTTCCTGCGCCTCAGTATAGTGTTCTGGCTCAAATTCAATTTGTATCGCCTTTCTGACACCATCAGCCATGTCTCTAATCTTGTCATCTACATCCTCGTCATCAAGGACAGAATAATCAATTGCGCTTTTGGCTAGTTCTGATTCATCAAAACCGAGTATTTCAATTTCAAAATCACAATTTTTCAATTCTTCAATTTCAAGACTAAGGATATCCATATCCCATCCTGCGTTCAATGCCAATTTGTTATCAGCAATGACATAAGCCTTTTTTTGAGTTGCCGATAGATGTGAAATTTCAATAGTCGGAACACTTTCTAACTTCAACAATCTTGCCGCCATTACTCGCCCATGCCCTGCCAAGATGCCATTCTCTCCATCCAACAGGACAGGGTTGGTGAATCCAAACTCTCGGATACTTGCGGCTAATTGTGCGATTTGCGATTCAGAGTGTGTTCGGCTATTAAGTGCATAGGGAATCAACTGTTCAGTTGTCTTATATTTGATTGCCAATTTGTTTGTCATATACGCCTTCTGATAAGATAAGGAATCTTAGCATATACCTTTTATATTCCCAAACAAGACACCCCCTAATTTTTTTTCTGTACCCCTGACCCCCCCCCCCTCACTCATCGCTCTTTTTCAAAATAATTTTGCAAATCAGGGACTGCAATGTTGTGAGGCCACAATTGAAGCATCACCAAACGCTGAACAGTCTTGCGATGCGCCTTCTGCCAGAGGATTTGCCTTTCTTCCTTGGACAGGTTGCTACCTTGGTCGATTTCCATGTGGCATCTGTAACAGAGGCTTGCAATCAGGTTGTCATCAGCTTTTATAGAACGCCCTTTGCCGCCTCCGAAGTTGCTGTGTGCGGCAACAACAGTTCCATCATCAAGACCACAATGCTGACAAGCAATTTCTCTGGCATTGCGGAGCAAAGTGGTGCTACGGATGTATTGGTGTTTTGGGTATTTCATGCTATTTCAACAACTTTATCGTTGCGAGATTTGATGTAGTTTTTTGTTTTCTGAATCATTTTTTCAAAATCACATCTTGGAATACTTGCCTGTTGGAGATCAGCATATTCGAGCAAATCCCTAATCGCCTGTATTCCAATTCCACTCAAACCCATCTTTTTTGTTTTTTCATAACGTATTGCCGCCTCATGCAAAGCTGTCTGAGCAAGATTACAACTTTGTAATGCTTCATGTCCAATGCCATTATTGGCCATCATCTCAGTAAGATTCAGAACATCTACCAGAGTACGCCAATCTTGAACAGTACCCATTCCGCGAATCATCGCGTCCAATGCTGTTAGTTCTGACAAACGCAATTTGTTCAAATCTTTGCGTTCAATCATTGCAATTCCTGTAATTGCGTGTTCAATTGGGTTGACTAATCCCCAATGTTTTCTTTTAGTTTTTTTTCGCATGATTTAACTATTTTTCTTAGAGGCATTGACCATTCCAAATACTACAAAGCCAAATAATATAAATCCGAATCTTGCAAATTCACTCCACTCAGATGGATCATATTCCCAATTTATGAAAGCCGCAAAAAAATAAGATACGCAAAAAGATATTGCAAGAGATTTCATTTAATTGATCTCCATTGGGTTTTCGGCTGAGTTGTCTTTGATGAGTAGAAATGAATCAAGATATTAAATACTTGAGAATAAGTTAAATGAATTCCCAAATCTTCCTCAAGTTGATTTTTTATATCTTCTATTTTTTGTGTAATTGGTAAAGTGATTCTTTTAGACATCTCTTGCTCCAGAAGCAATTTCTGCCATATAAAGATCAGCACCTTTTTTAGCAAGATCATCTAAAATTTCTGCTTTAAAGCATCCGCTAATTTCTGTTTGACCTAATTTAATTGAGACAATGCTTCTATCAAATGTTGAATCATCATCCCTGTCAAATTCAACTTCAACATACACAGGCTCTAAGCCCTCGCCAATTGTTGTGTAGTAAGTGTAGTTATACATATCATTCCCCTTTTGTAAAAATAACCCCATTGGTCGCACCCCATGCTTCCAACCATTCAATAAATTCGCTTGCATCTTCTTTTGAAAATTTCCGCGATTGCATCCCAAGTTGAACAATACGCTCTCCGTCTAAACTTTGAACGAGCCGCCCAATCTTGCGATTTGTTTCATTTGCCCATTGGTCAATCAATAAGCGTTTGAAATCTTCGGAACTCCATCTGCTTCCGATGTGCTGTGCTTGCTTGGCAATTTCGCCAATCATGGCGTGATATTTTTCTTCTTGGTCGCGGCTTTTTTTTTCAGGCTTTATTTCAAGGGAAAGTTTCCTTCCCGCTTGCAATGCGATTTTGACTTTTGGCCATAAAGATTGCATCAAAGATGTTGCCTGTTCACTTGTTTCAAGGTGATACATCATTTAGCTACTCCAATCATACGCAAAGCCGATTCAACACCATCCACTCGGCAAACTGTGCCACCATTCCAGTTGAGAAAGAAATCGCTCTGTAAGTCCGTTAAACGCTTCTTTGAATTTGTTTTAATTTCCATCAAGAATGAATGGCCTTTATAGCCAACGAGCAAATCAACAGGCAAACCAATAATCCAAACGAATGCGCCAACATCACGCAAGGCTTTGACAATTTCTGCCTGATTCGCATCTACTCTTGCCGCATATCTCATTATTCTTTTCTCTCAATAATTTTAGAAATACATTCTTTAACAGCTTCGTTATGAACAACGGCATCCCTTGAACTTTGCATTTGAGATGTGGTTACAAAGCACCTAAGAAGCTCAATCACTATTTCTTCGCGCTCTTTCAGCAACAAAGCACCAATGTCAATGTCGCGTTGCATTTTTTTTCCTTTGAATATTCATTCTTTTCCTCAAATCATCAGCCGCTGATTGGCCTCGCCTTTTCGCTATGTCTGTCAAAGTCTTGCTCCACCACTCTAAGGCTTCGCCCCTGCCTTCTTCCAGTTGCTTCTTCCTGTACCTTGCAATCCACTCCCGCGCTTCGCTGTCTTTTAGGTGTTCCTTGTCCATCTAAGTCGCCTGTTATTTCTAAAGCTGAATTAATTATTTTTTCAGGATATGTTAAACCTTCAGTCACCTTATCTAAAATTCTCATTGCATCAAAATAATTCATCAGAACTCATCTTTTTCTTCATACCACTGTGAAACAGTTTTTGGTTTCAAATCAGGCAGAGATGTAAATGCTTTTTTCTGTGGCTTATCATTTTGCCATTGATGATGTGAACATTTAGGCTTATCACCATCGCAATGAACAGCCCACCGATATCCACACCCATCAACAGAACAGTATGTAGAAAATTCAAATTCATCTTTTCTTTTAGATTCAGGTTTAGCGAATGTCATTTTTAAATACTCCAAGTTAACCAAATCACGCATGACCAAAAAATAATCAAGGTTAATAAAATCAATGTATAAATTACTCTATTGTTCATTTGGCATATTTCCCATCAATTATTTTTGCAAAATTTGAAGCTGTCGTTATCCACTCCAAATCGGGCAACCATGTTCTATCTTTGCTTTTATAGCCGTTAACCAAAGATGAATCATTAGCAATGTAAGCAAAGAAACTATCCCACCACTTCAACCCACTTTCCCGAGTCTTGTAACCATCAGGGGAATAATTTGATGACTTTGAAGCTTGTATCCATCTACTTTTCAGAACTGTCTGCCTGTTTCCCTCCCAAACTCTTGGCTGAGTCAGGTGCGGCAAATGCTTCTTGTATAGCTGAATAATCTCTTTGTGTGGACAGGGTGGAAGACCCTCTTCCGCCAAAGATGCGTTAGCATCTAAATTCAATGGTTGTTGGTTGTTGGTTATTGGTTGTTGGTTATTGGTTGGTTGAACGCCCGTTGGACTGCCGTTGGCTCTTCGTTCAGCAGATGCCTTACCCGCCCTTGATGCCTGTTCAACTTTGGCCTTGTAGTGTTCAATTTCTTGCAAGACTCTGTCGCTGATCCAACCATCATTGTGCCTTGTGAAGAACTCTTGAACTACGACTTCAATGCAATCTGTATGCGACCGCATCCTGATAAGCCTTGCGATCTGCTCGTAGTCCAATGGCAATTCTTTTTCATGTAAGTAGCACCAATCAAGCATTCGGCGATAAGCCAAATCCTCCATCTCGTTCAGATGTAGTGTGTGCGTGTGGTAGTCACCAATGTTGAACTGGTAATAGTGCATAGCCGCCTTTTAAAAACAGCCCCCTAGAAGAAACCTCGGCAGGAGAGGGGGAGAACTCTTTTCAGATGGGTAATTAATCCATCCTAGCCGTGTTTCAAATTACAAAAACCATTCAGGTTTCAATGCACGAAGTTGAAAGACACGCATCTTTGGCACATCCTCTTTCCACATGGAAATCGCGGGTTGAGAAATGCCCAATAGAAGCGCAAGCTCTTTGATACTTCCTGCAAGTTTTATAGCATCATTTTTTTTCATGTCGCCATTATAAGCAAGTTTAGCTCACGCAAATAAGTGCAAACCCTGAGGGGAAAGCTCTAAGCTGTGCCAAAAAAACAACGAAACATACAAAAATAAGGGAATTTATAATTATTTTTGGAATAAATACGTTTTTTATTATTTCTGATGCAAAATTCATTCATGCCGCAAACATCTTGCGGTCTTTTAAAAGGAAATCAAAATGTCAACTTTCGTAGAACTCACACCAAACAGAACATACGCTTCAGTTGCTCAAGCTAAAAAAGCTGTTGAAAGACTCTACCCATCTGACCTCTACGATCTCAACGAATTGCGCTACATCGTGATGACTCACACAGATGGCCGCTTCTTCCCTGTGTTCATTGGCGTGAAATGTATGCAACATCAAGTTCACTTCCATTTTAACATCGTTGCCTGATTACATATCTTGAGGCTCATGCGGTGAGCCTTGAGATGTGCAATCTGTCACATCACAACAATCCCCTCGGGGTCTTTTAAAGGAAATTAAAAATGCAAACTGGAAAATCATTTTGGAGTGTTTCAATAAATCAAGACAAGGTCTGGGATGAACTTTTTTTAACAAAGAAGGATTCAACTCGTAGGGACTTGATGCTGATGGTGAAGTACATCAGGGTCAGCATCAAAGCTCAACTAAATGACAAGCTAGATTACACAACTGAAGCTCAAGCTAAAGAGGCTTGTGCAAAGTTGGATGATGCAACTCGCAAATTTGTGAGCATCTATGAAACCACTCCTGTGAACTTGGGTCTTGGTTGGTGTTAACAATGAAAGGGGGCGCAAGCCCCCGCCCTCAACTCTGAAATTTAATTAAAGGAAATTTATCATGGCACATTTAATCGAAACAAACGCAACGACAGGTATGGCAGAGATCGCCTATGTGGGTCAGAAGCCTTGGCATGGTCTTGGCCAAGAATTGAACCCTGACGCTGACATTGACACATGGGCAAAAATGGCGGGTCTTGATTGGCAAGCTCAAGTGTCGCCTGTTCGTTTTGAACCCCTCGGTTCTGATGGCGATATGTTGCGCGTACAGGGTCAGAATGTCGTTTACAGAAGCGACACCTTTGCCCCGCTAGGCTTGGTCACCAACCGCTACAAGCTCCATCAGCCCAAAGATGTTCTAGACTTCTTCAATGTGCTGATGCAAAGCGCAGGGTTCAAGCTAGAGGTCGCAGGGGCGATTAAAGGCGGTAAACGCATTTGGGCATTGGCAAACACAAACAAAGAGGCCTGTGTCCTTGGCGATGATGCCGTTCGGGGTTATTTGCTGTTGTCCACTAGCTTTGATGGCTCCACCGCAACTGTTGGCCAATTCACTAGCGTCCGTGTGGTCTGCAACAACACTCTTTCAGCCGCTGACAATGAGGTTGCCCCTAGTCGGTTCAATATTACGCATGGTCGCGAGTTTGATGCGAGCCTGATGCGTGACAAGCTCGGCCTAGTGGTTAGCGGCTTTGACGGCATGATGGACAAGTACCGCCATCTTGCGCGTCAGCAAGTCGGTGTCACTTTTGTCAAAGACTTCCTGACAAATTTATTCCCTGCCAACTTTGACCCAAAGACTGCCGAGTTCAAGCCATCTCGCGGATACAACAAGGTACTGGAGTTGTTTGAGGGTAAGGGCATGGGCGCAGATTTGCAGGGCGCAGGGGGTACGCGATGGGGCTTGCTAAATGCTGTCACCCAGTACATTGACCACGACAAAGGCCACAATGTCGACAGCCGCATGAACAACGCATGGTTTGGCAATGGCAACCGAATGAAAAGCGAGGCCGAATCCCTGCTGTTGGCATAACCAAGGGTTTCCCCTCATCAAAATAATTTGATGGGGGGTTTCCAAACTCTAAATAATCTGGCTTATAATTCATTCATGCCCTGCAATTTCAGTCGGGGTCTTTTAAAAGGAATCAAGATGTTCAAACAATTCAAAATCACAGAAGTTTACCTTCAAGCGGAATATTTCCATCACCGCCTGAACTGCACCATTCCTGCGGCTTGGATGGCTGTTTTCAACAATGGCCATGAGGTTGCCATTTGCCGCGAGTGGGAAGCATCAACTGCTGAAGATGCTCAAGCCTACTATGAAATGCACCATGAGGGAGCTACAGCATGATTGAAAACCGCCCACACTACATTGTCCACAAGGACACTGATCAAATCATTGGAACCTATGCCAACTATGCAGAAGCCTATGTCGCATATGAAAAACTTGGGACAGGCAACGATGGCATGAGTGATCACGCTATTGGTTTGGTTCTTGAGGAGGGGACAGCATGATTGGTTCACCTGAAATTTTGCATAGAAACAAAAAGCCTCGCAAGCCAAGCCAAAGCGAATGGTCTATTCGCATCGTCAACATCAAAGGCGGTTGGTTTGTTTGCCGAGGTCCAAAGAATATTCAAATGAGTGCGCGTTTTGAAACTCGCGAACAGGCCTCAAATTTTTTCAAAGGATAAACCAAATGACAAACGCAACAGCAACTAAACAATACACTTGGAAATACTTGGTCTGTTCAATGGCAGTCACAGACCTTGCAGACCTTGAAATGAATGGCTCAATTCCTGATGATTGGAAATTCACAATCGCAAATGGAAAAACTCTTTATGACGAAGTTGGTTCAGCATGGCGTGATCGTTCAGATAACACAGTTTATATTTGCCATAAAGATGCACCAGACTCTAAATATCGTTGGTTGCATCCTGACACGATTGTGGAAATTTATAAAGTTTCAGCGCAATAAAAAAAGGAAATAAATAATCATGAAAAACACAGCATGGAAAAAAGATTACCTGATCGTACTGTTCAATGACTACAACAATACTTGGCACGATGTAACTAAGCCTTGTACGTTCATGCAAGCAATACGATTCGCGAGGGCGAAAGGTTGGAGGATTGACAGTAAGAATGTTCGCCTTGTTTCTTTGACAGAATTTGCAACCATTTCAAAAAGTGAGGTAACAGCATGATAAACAAAATAATTACTTTTTTAATTGAAGCCACTTTAGCCGTCATCATCTTTGGCGGTATCGGTGTAATGCTTGCTTGGAGGGGCTGAAGATGAACTTGCTATACAAGATACAGGATTTGTGGAGTTTGCCATCACCAAATGAAATGGCGGCAAAAGAGCTTGAAGAAGCTAAGAGGCGATTCCTTGAGGCTCAATCTGCAATGGAATACGCTCGCCGTATTTCTGATTACCATGCCGACAGAATTAAAAGATTGGCAATGTATTTAGAAGATTCAAAATAAAAAATATGGGGATCCAATAATGAGCAAACTTAATGCAGATTACATCATCAACTCAATAGCACAGGATTCATCTCGCCTCTTTGAAGGGGGTGAGCCAAGAGATAGGCTTTCCTATCAAGTTGGAATGTTGCAGGGCAAGATACGCGAGCTTTGCTACATCGTCAATCTCCACGAAGAATTGATCTCTGAAATTAAACAACAAATGGATGCAATCAAATGAAACAAATAGCTTCTGCCTTGGTAAAGGCACAAAAAGAGTTCGGTCCTGCGCTGAAGTCATCTACAAATCCGCATTTCAAATCCAAGTACGCTGACCTTGCGGCTTGTATTGAAGCTGTGATTGATGCGCTGAACAACAATGGCATTGCTTTAGTTCAGCAACTAAGCGAATGCGAGTCAGGCGTGATTGTGGAAACATTGTTCATTCACGAATCAGGTGAAATATTCAATTGCGGAAAGATTCAAATTCCCGCTTTGAAGCATGACGCGCAGGGCTTCGGTAGCGCGTTGACTTACGCTCGTAGGTACAGCGTCATGGCGGCTTGCGGCATCGCGCCTGAAGACGATGATGGCAATGCGGCAACAAGAAAAAAGAAGCCTGAGATTGACGAATCAGTGATGGCCGATCATCTTTCCGCAATTGAAACCGCCTCAGATTCAGAGGCACTGAAAGCATCTTTCACATCAGCTTATCAATTTGCTACAGGAGACACAGAGTGGCAGAAAAAAATCATTGCAAAAAAAGATGCTCGTAAAAAAGCTCTTGCAGAAAGTAAAGGTTAAATCATGGAACAAGGTACAGAAGAATGGTTTGCCGCGCGTCTTGGGCGGGTTACTGCGAGCAGGGTGCAAGACATCGTAGCTCGCACTAAAACAGGATATGCCGCGAGCCGCGACAACTACTTGGCACAACTTGTCTGCGAACGCTTAACAGGCAAGGGAGCAGAGTCGTTCACGAATGCGGCAATGGCTCACGGCACAGAAACTGAGCCACTTGCTCGGGCGGCTTATGAGATGAAGAACAGCGTCTTAGTTGACGAGGTTGGATTCATTCAGCACCCGACTTTGATGGCAGGGGCTTCGCCTGATGGCATGGTTGGCCAAGATGGTTTGATTGAGATCAAATGCCCACAGACCAATACGCATATTGAAACGCTTTTGAGTGGCAAGATTCCTAGCAAATATAAAGCTCAGATGACTTGGCAAATGCTTTGTACTGGTCGCAAGTGGTGCGATTTCATTAGCTTTGACCCAAGGCTACCTCAAGAGTTGCAAATGTTCGTACAGCGTTATTTATACGATGTCGAATATGCAAATAAGTTAGAGACAGAAGTTCTGCTATTTTTGGCAGAAGTTGATGTAACGCTAACTACCCTTAACCAACTGAAAGAAAACAATGGCAAAGACAATTTATGAGATATCTGTAATCACAGGTACTTATGTCAACAAAGATGGTGCAAATAAAAATCGATATCTAAGGATTGGTTCAGTTATTGAAACAAAGAAAGGACCTATGCTGAAACTTGATTGCACTCCGTTAACAGATGCAGGGGGTTGGAATGGATGGGCATATTTGAACACCCCCAAAGGTGAGGATGGATTGCCACAGCTTGAAGATGACGATGTGCCGTTCTAAAATTTAACCCGAGGGGAAAACGCGACAGCAATGTCGGACGAACGCCAGTACCCTCACCTCTTTGGAGAAGATAATGCATTACAGAAAAATGTTTGATAAGATATTCACAACTTTCCCAAGAGTCAGGGCTAACGATCCTGTGACTTCTTTTGAGGCGGCTGATTCAATCAAAGATGCCGCACCACAGCACTACGCAATCATATTGGCTTGCCTATCACAGCATGGCGAGCTTGGGAAAGATGGCATTGCCGCATATACAAGGCTTGATGGTAATCAAGTGGCAAGGCGGCTTAATGAAATGCACGATCTAGGCTTGATTGAATTGACAGGCAATAAAGTCAAATCGAATGCAGGTCGTAGCGAAAGAGAATGGCGAGCCATCAAGAAGTGAGTACCTCAATGGCGTGTGCGATATGCTTCTTGCGATCTTCTAATCCGATCGTTCCGCCATTTATTCGCTTTGTCAGCATCAGCCAATCTTCTTTGTCAGCGTACTGATTCAAATTGTGAGTTTGCCAAAACCATCCCGCAGTAAGACTCGCATATTTGGGTGTCCTGACCAAATCGGGATTGCGAACGAAGTCTTCGCCTAACGCTTTTCCTGCATGGAAAAAATTTGCCGCGCCAGTTAATTGTAAAAATCCTGAGCCTCGGTACAAGAACCCATCCCCTGATGCCTCATCCCTGTTGCCCATGCGCGATCCGTAAATGCGATTGGCGATCTTCACTGGCTGACGCTCATACTGTGCCGCTGAATCAGGCGTGAAGCCCCATCCTCTCTTTGCTGTCAATGGAAACAACTTGAGCAAGGTTGGCGCACGATAGTTCAGGTTTTCTTCAAGGACTCTAAAATTATTGCACTCATGACCACATTGACCAAGCCATGCGGCTTGCTGAACAGGCGAAAGGATTCCGAAGCGTTCAAATGTTTCGTTGAATGGTTCTGCCAAAGATTGTTCAATCTTGAGTTGGCGTAATTGTTCAGGACTTACCATTTAAAAGATTCCTCACTTCGTTGTAAGCATCTATGCAAGAGTTCAGTTGCAAAGTATTCCTGTCACCCTGCGCGACTATTTCTGCGATGGCGATAAGGGTTTCTCGCTCGGCATCAGGAGCTGTGTCAGTCTGTCCGTCAGGTTGGCTTCTTGTTTCTTTGCTATCTGTGGCGGCAATGGCGGGACTTGAGGCGGCTTGCTGACAACTTGCGGTTGGGAGGCGCACCCTGCCAGAACGAATAGCGCGATCAAGAGCAGATTGCTTTTGAGTGAGAACATTGTTTGCCTCCAATAATTTAGTTGCGTTAGTGTTTATTTGTTCACCGAGCTTCTGCTCAGTCGCCCTTGCTTCCTCATTCTTTTTTGCAATGGCAATCTTCATGTCATTATCGCGCTCAAGCCATCCGTAATGATGCCCGACTTGATAAGTTCCGAACAAGGAAACAATTACTCCGACGATTAGCCAAGGCAAGGGAATTGGAAACATTAGTCAGCCTCGGTTCTTGCAAGCGCGATTTGTTCCCGATCAGAATCTGATTCAAGATGTTCAGGCGGGGTCGTTGGTGGTGGAGGCGGTGTCCAGTTTTCATCCAGTTGCGGATTGGTGAATACTGGCATTGCACCGAATGGCTGACTTGGCAAGCCCCCATAAGCCGAAGGAGGGTTATAGGGTTGGCTGAACCCAGAATTGTAAGGTTGGTTAAAACCACCTCCCTGCCCTTGGAATGGCGGACACATAGGTTGGGATGGTTGCGTAGGATTGAACGCCCTAGAAGCCGCCCCTGCCGCCCTCTTGGTCATTACCCCACCGATGCCCCCAACGATCAGCAGAACAATGTTCTCT